CCGTCCCAGTTCCACCCGCGGGGTAGCGGCCTGCCAGGGCGTGTTCCCGATGCTTCACCGAATAAACGATACGTGCGACAGCGAGGCGATAGGTATGCAGTTATTAAGCCGCATACCCGTAACAGTGACAAGAGAAGATGGCGATCAGCGGGCGGTTATCGAAAGCAAGGTTGACCCGAATAAAACTGATACAACGGGACAATTAGGTTCGCGGCTTGTCGAACTGGAATACGCTTTGATGTTCCATGCCAGGCCGGGCGAAAAAATTGAGGGGATTGATCATAATATTCCCGGCAAAAACTTTGGTGAATCGCTGCGTCTGTTTCTGCGACTATTGGGACTTCCCCTGGGCCTTCCACTTGAGATTGTTCTTTTAGATTGGACGAACAGCAATTACTCGCAGTCAAGAGCTGTACTTGAACAGGCGTTTCAATCGTTTATAAAATGGCAGAATAAACTTGATGGATTTTATTATACGCCGGTTTTCGAATGGCGGCTTGAAAACTGGAAGAGATCGGGTTTACTCGGAAATCGCAGGGAAATCCCTTATAGCTGGATAAAGCCATCATTCCCCTGGATTGACCAACTGAAAGAATGTCAGGCTAAGGGCATGATGATTGACAGAGCTCTAATGACGCACGCGGAGGCCTGCAAGAGTAGGGGTCAGGACCGCGAGGAAGTTGTGGAGTCACGTGAAAAAGAAATTATCGACGCTATAACCCGCGCAAAAAAAATAAAAGAAATTACCGGCGTCGAGGTGGACTGGAAATTATTCGCCGGCCTGGCCGCCGAAAAAGGAACGAACGCAAAAGCCGCGAAACGTCCGGCGGACGGCTCTGATATAGATGACAAGACTGATAATCAGGAGACTGACGATGAATGAATCTATTCTAACTGAAATGCAGACCCATAAATGGGCGATGGAACCAACAGCGTTAAAGGCATTTATGGAAAAGGTGTCATCGTTATCATCTTCTGTTTTGGTCACTTCGATATCCGTTGAAATGCCTAAGAAGACTTTAAAGGTAATTAATGGCGTCGCGAAGATAAATATCAGCGGGGTACTATTAAAAACAGTGCCCGGATGGGTCAAATTTTTTGGGATAAATGCAACGGGATATGATGAGATAATTAATCAGGTAACGGAGGCTATTAGCGATCCCTCTGTAGGTTCGATTGAAATTACAGTTTCAAGTCCGGGTGGTATGGTAAGCGGAGTTGAGGCTGCCGGCGATTCTATTTTTAACGCGGATAAAATTAAACCTGTCACTGCAATTGTCGAGGACCTTGCGGCGAGCGGAGCTTACTGGTTAACGTCGCAGGCAAGAAATATAGCGGCGAATAAAACATCCGAAATTGGGTCCATCGGCGTTTACAGCGTTTATTATGATTGGACAAAATTTGAAGAGAAGATGGGAATTAAGGCAATAGTTATCCGCAGCGGTGAGCATAAAGGGATGGGACTTGATGCGATTACCGATTCTCAGGTAGCGGCGGTTCAGGAAGTCATAGACGGATTGGCAGTACAGTTTATCGAGTCGGTTGCCCGCGGTCGCAAAAAAGAGGTCAAACAGATAAATGATTTGGCGACAGGTAAATTATGGCTTGCCGAAGACGCTAAAAAGCTTGGTCTGATTGATAATATTCAATCTCAAAAAACAGATACAAACGTTAATCCGCAACAGCAACAAGCGGACAAAAAAAATGTTAATCCAAATAATGGAGAATTAATTATGGACGACAAAGAAATTCAAACCAAAGTTGATCAGGCCGCCGAAACGGCCAAAACAAAGGTGATAACGGATGAGAAGAAAAGGCTTACCGATCTGAAGTCCGCATTTCCGAAAGATTTGGCGTTTGCCCTTGAGCAGTACGAGGCCGGTTCGACAGTTACAGAGGCGAAGGCCGCTTATGCCGATGTTCTTCAAAAAAGAATTGACGAAAAGGAAAAAAAATCGAGCGGTACGGACCCCCTGAATTCTGGAGATTCACAGGCTGCGGGCGGCGGTGAAAATTTTATCCAGTTAGGCAAGCAAATGGCGAAAGAGCAGGGCATTCCTCTTGGTCAGGCATATAAGAAGCTGGCGAAAGATCGTCCGGAACTTCACGCCGCATATAAAGCCTCTTTAGGTTTATAGCATTAACAGTCTTTGTAACCCGCGAAAGCGGCTAAATAAAATAATGAAAATTAAATTTATAGACACGGATTGACACGGTTTTATTAGACACGGATTAACACTGTTATTTCTCTGTGCTCTCTGTGTCCTCTGTGGCTAAGTATTAAGGAGAAATAAAATGTCAAAACAAGTAAACGGTCCTGAAATAACAATGCAGGCAAGCGAGGATTTAGTTGCTTTCCGCCGCGTTAAAATTTCAGGTTCAACAGTAGTTTACGCCGATGCCGGTGACGGCGGAATCGGTGTAGTTCAGGCGGCAGTTGATTATTCAGAGGATGCCAACGCATGTATCCGGCTGGATAATGCCGGTGGTACATCCAAAATGATGGCCAGCGGAGTAATATCAGCAGGTGCAAAAGTTTATCCAGATGCCGATGGTAAGATTACGGCAACTGCGATAAGTCCCTGCATAGGTACTGCCCTTGAGGCTTCCACTGCCGATGATGACATCATCGAAGTATTGAACGGTGAAAAAGAAGGTGAGGACGTTGTCGAAAGTGAAATTTGGGTTGCTCCATATGGAGATGATACCAACGGAACCGGTACTCGAACAAATCCATATCTTACAATCACCAAGGCTTTGGCAAGTGTAACTGCGAGTCGTAAAACGATTATTATTGCCCCTGGCTCATATACCGAGACTCTATCATTAACATGGCCGTCAATTACCGGCGTCAGTATTAATGGTATGCTCGGTCACGGTGACGCTGTCACAATAGTAGGCACTGCCGGACAAACACAGGTAATATCAATTGACCCGACAGTCCAGACGGCGACATTCGAGGCAACAATCAGCAACCTTACGATTTCCTGTCCGGATGGAGTCCGGGGCATCACGTTCAATAATACGAACGTTGGCCGCAAGATCAACCTGTATCTCAATAACGTACCAATTGAGAACGATACTGAGACTGACCGTGCCATCAGCGTTGTTCATACCACGGCGGGTAATGCCATGCGTATTTACGCCAGCGGGCAAAAGAGCATTGTTGAAGGTCTGCTTTACATCAATCCCAATAATGCTGATGATCGGTTCACCTTCGATAATTATCAGTTCGATGGTGGCGTTCAGTTCGGTACGACAACCGTTGTCTCGGTTTCGACCTTCAAGGACTGCATTATGAAGGATGCCGGCGGCTCCGGCGGGCAGGACACTCAAATACTGAATTCCTGTGGCTGCTACAGCCTGACGGGGACAACTTATGCCGCGGCAGCCCTGAATGATTTTGCGGCAAATGCGGCGGAAGTGATATTGTAAAAGTGAACCACGGATTACACTGATTAACACGGATTAAAACTCTGTGACCTCTGTGTCCTCTGTGGCTAAAAACTAAGATTCGGGATAGGGTAGCTCCCGAAAAGCGGACCGAGCCGCCTTCCCGAATATTTTAATCTCGGAATCTCTTTACTCGGAACGGAGCCAAATTAAAATTTAAGGAGATTTAAAATGCCTATACAGCAATCAACAAGAAGCGTGCCGCGCGAAGATTTGGGTGTCGCGTTCCACGAATACAATCCTGTGAATGAAGGCTTCATCGCCAATCTTGCCCTTCCCCCTGTCCCTGTTGGATTAAAGGCCGCAACGATGGGAGTGATTACCCGCGAGAATTTGAAGCGGGCAAACAGTGACCATGCCAATGGTGCCGCATTTGGAAGGGTCAACCTCATATCTGAGGATAAAAGTTACCGATGCAAAGACCATGGTCTCGAAATTCCTTTGACTGACGAGGACAGGGCAACTTATGAAACCGATTACGCTGCTGAGTACGAATCGGTTCAATCTGTCACTCGCAAGATGTTTGTCGAGCGTGAAATCCGCGTAGCGACTGCCCTGTTCAATACGACAACCTTTACCGGCTCCGATCTTTATACCGATAGAAGCGGTGCTCCCTGGGACGCCGCCGCGTCCGATGCGATTGGTCATATCACAACGGCAATCAATAAGGTTCTGGCCAATACGGGCGTTCTGCCTGATACAATGCTCATCGGCAGGGCAACAATGGAAAATCTTTTATTGAATACGGCCATACTGGCACGGTTCCCCGGCGCACCACTGATTACAAGGCAGATGCTCGAACAGGCCTTGGCTTCGATATTCGGGTTGTCACAACTCATAGTCGGCTGGGCCGGTTATGACAGCGGGGTCGAAGGTCAGGTCTTTTCAAGCGGTACAATTTGGTCCGACGATTATGCCCTGATTTATAAACGTCACACAGGCGGCAGAGCAACGCCGGGTCTTGGCAGGATAGTTGAGTGGACCGGCATTCAGAACGGTATTGATCAGGTAGTTCAATACCGCGAAGAGCAGACGGAATCAGATGTTTTCCGCGTTCGGGACTTCTCTTATGAATGGCTGTTCGATGCCTATTTCGGACATCTTCTCAAAGTTGACGCCTAAAATAATTTTAACACGAAGGGCACGAAGTGACATGAAGTTAATACTCTGTGAACTCTGTGCCCTCTGTGGCTAATATAAAAAATCTGTGTGATCTGTGGTTTAAACACCATGAAAAGTATTGAGATTATTACCGATATCCGCCGGCAGGCGGCCATTGTCAAGAGTGCGATCCTGTACCTGCAGCAGATGCGGACTATAAGTGGCGACCAAAAACGGGTAATTGAGATTGTCCGCCTTGCCTTTAATAAAATCATCGCCCGCGAAATCAAGGAGCTTCGCCGATTGTATGGTGATGAAAAGTTCCTCGTGATTGAAAATATAGACCTGATTATCCAGGGCGATGAGGCAAGTAAAAGATTTGGCTTCCATACGAAAAGTTTAATTGAGCAGATTAAAAAAGAGCTTTCTTTACTGCAAATGAAAATTCTGACTCTGCCCGGCGATGATGGCTGCAACGGGTTGCAGTCGAATGCCCTGGACAATTTACAGGAGTCGCTGCGAAGTTTCAGAAATCAGGAATTTGGAGAATTACTGAATGCGTTTCAATAAGCCAAAAAATCCAAAAAAATATTTAGACACAGATTACACTGATTTCACAGATAAAATATTGTTTATTTTGTGTATTTTGTGTTTTCTTATGACAAATTCTTTTGCCGATACTATTTTATTCAAATATAGAACCGGCAATATTGAGATAATCGTTCGCAGTATCGAACCGAATGAACCCAACATACCGCCCGAGCCGAATGAACCCGCGGGTTTTCAAATTCAACCCGGGCATCCTCTTGTCGTTGGTCTTGCGTTTTGTTCTCTCATAAACAAAAACAAACCGGTTGAATTAGTAACGGGGATAAATCCTGACGTTAATAACGTTTTTTTAGTTTCAACTCCTTACGGCGCCGGAATCAAATGCGTCACGGGTCAGACTAATCTCGAATGGAACCGGGAATTTATTAAAACCAGCGATGGATTAGGCACTGGTGACTTCACTATGGCTATTCTTGCGAATCCGGCAGCAACTGCTGATGATACGGAGCACTTGTTCGTTCAAAAGAACGATGCCGGCGGCTCGCCGTATGGTCAGGCATGTTTGTCGGCCAATGCAAATGAATGGAATAATCATGTTGATGGCAGCTTTACTTTTTATACGTACCACAGTGATTTAGGCAGCAGGGGAATTGCAGTAGCGGGTATGTGTGATGGTAATTGGCATCTGTTCGCTGGTGTCAGAAGCGGAACAACATTGCTTTTATATAGAGATGGTGTTATTGTTGGTTCTGAGGACAAGAATTTTGCAGTTGATATTACAAACGCACCAAATTCCAGATATACAGCTCTCGGTAGCAGGGGTAATGGAATGACTCAGAGTTATTCCAAGTCCATTGCCATTGCTTGGTCATGGGACAGGGTGTTATCTCCCGCCGAAATTGTTCCATTGTATAATAAACCTTTCGATATGTTTGACCCCAATGAATCTGGAACAAGTAATGATTACGTATGGCCGAAATTTGATGTTCAGTGGCCGATCTTCTATAAAGATAATAAAATATATTATCAGAGAATGGGTAAATCCTTAACAACACGTGGGTCCAAAGCTGTTATTTATGCAGTAGAAAAATGAAAACCTGGGATGATATAAAATATTTATACTATGGTATCGCAAGCCGTTACAAACGGTATCATCCTGAATATGATGTAGATGAACTTGTAGATGAGGCATGGCTTATGACTTATCCGTTTATTAATGTTACGGATTATAAGTTGCCCCATAGGATACATCAGGTAATTCAGGGGTACATTCGTGGCAGCACTCCCAAATACAGAAAGAAAGGAATCTATCACAAGCCCGTCATTGTCTCCATAGACGAGACATTGGGATGTTTAAAATCTCAGGAAAAAATGAATTGTTTTGCCATAGATAATTTAGAAGAGAGCATTGATATGATGGATTATGTAGCTGAAAAAGCTAAGCAGCTTAATATTGAAGAAAAGATTATCCTGTATTTGAAATTTCAGTTTGGACTAACAAATAAAAAGATAGGGGATTTGTTAAATTTTACAGGAGAGCGAATCCGGCAAAAGCTGGATTTAACAATAGGAAAATTAAGAGACGGACTTAACGCATAAGGTAAATTATGGCCTGGCTCGGAACATGGGCAAAACGAAAAGGGATAATTCTTATATTATAGTTGAGGTATAAATTATGGCAATTAATTGGGACATTAAAATAACAAATGTGAATGTAGTATCAAAACGAGGTGATATTACGGCAACAAGAACGGACAGCGTAAGTGCATTAGCTCCTCAGGTCTATTTCTCTCAGAACACTCTGATTGGAACGCCACAGGACAGAACTTTATTGCTCAATTCTATAAAGGCTGAGGTTGTCGCTGCCACAGCAAAAGAGATTGCTGTTAAATCCGTTATAACAGACCTTGAGCAGGCCGGAAAGACCGCTCTTGAGACTTGGGAAGGGACAAGATAATGGCAAATACAGGATATAAATGGGGTTCATGGGCGTTTGTACAAATCACCGGTCCTGCTGATTGGGATGGTACGGCAATAAATGATGATGCAGGACAGCTCAGTCTTGCTCTTAGTCTTGACCAAAAAGCCGCATGTCAGGTATCGTTGCAAGTTGTTGAGGATAATACCGGAGCAATAAACGGTCTTTGCACGGTCGCTATTCTCTGTGATACAGACGGAACGAATTATGAGGATGCTCCCGGACTTGCTTATGCTCAGGTTGGATGTCCGTATAAATTTCTTTTCGCAGCAGTTCAGAATGATACGGTGTTTATTACATTTTCTGTCGATCCAAAACAGTTTGGAAGCAATCCAAAGATTTATCTTCTTAACGAATCAGGTCAACAGTTAGTTGTTGATGCAAGATACCGAACGGCAGATATTCCAGTTGCTTCGTAGGAAAATGATATGATTTTGAAACCACAAAAAGGAATTTTGTTTAATCGAGGACATCCTCTATCTAAGGACATGGTATTTTGTGCGATGCTTGGAACAAAAAAGATGTTGGCATTTGGAAGAAATTCTGTGGCTACTACAGATAATACTACAATGGCTGCTACTCCTTATGGTATGGGGATTAAATGCACGATAAATCAAACAAATCTTGAGTGGAATAATGAGTATATAAAAACCAGTAATGGGTTAGGCACGGGCGATTTTACAATGGCAGTCTTAGCAAATCCATTATCAAGCTCGGAGGTCTTAGCGAGTGAGCATGTCTTTGTCCAGAAAAATGATGCCGGTGGTTCACCGTATGGTCAGGCAATAATGTCAGCTAATGCAGATGACCAAAACGCATATTCCGCAGGTAGTTTTAATTTCTATACATACAATGTTACTACATCCAATGAATCCGTAGCCGTAACCGGAATGTGTGATGGCAAGTGGCATCTATTCACGGGTGTACGAAAAGGATATTGGATGTATTTATATCGAGATGGTGTCCTTGTCGGTTCGTCCGAACGTGTGCAGATAGCTAATATTAGTATGGCACCTACTGCTCGTCGTACAGCTCTCGGTAGCAGGGGTAATGGGACAACGGAAGGTTATTCCAATCAAATCGCCGCTGCGTGGTCGTGGAATCGTGCATTATCGGCCAGTGAAATTGCTCAACTTTATCGAGAACCCTTTTGCATGTTCGACAGAGACCCAATTGAATTATGGTCGGCGATATTAGGAGGGAATAATTACACACAGACAATAAACGATGGCATTGGTGTCACGGATGCCATTGGTAAAGTATCGGCATTATTGAGAACTCTAACTGAGTCACTTGGAGTGACGGACGCTGCTACAAAGACAAGCGCAGCCGTCCGGACGCTGTCTGAGTCACTTGGCATTACGGACACCATCGTCAAGGGTGAGGCGAAGGTTCTGGCCGATTCTCTGGGTATTACAGACGTAGCGGACAAATCATCGGCTTCTGTTCGAATCATATCCGAAACTTTGGGATTAACTGATTCGGCGGTAAGGCAATTGCTGATTGTGCGGACATTGACGGAATCGCTTGGCATAACAGATAATTTGAGTAAAGGTGAAAGCAAGGTCATATTTGATAGTCTCGGCATAGCCGATGCCGCGACTTACATAAACGTTATATCACGAGTAATTTCCGAAGCTCTGGGCATAGCGGACGCCGTGACAAAAGATGAGGGCAAATCAATATCCGATACTATCGGGATTACGGACGAAGCGTCACGGATAGCGGTTATTTTGCGAACGCTTACGGAAACAGTCGGCGTTACCGATTCAAAAGTTTCTATATGGGCGATAATCCGGGCGGTCGCGGACAATATTGGCATCATCGATGAAGCGGGTAAATCTTCGGTGGTAAATAGAGTTTTGACTGAGTCAATGGGAATTACCGATTCAGTTGCCAGGTCAGTTGATGTGCTGAGAACATTGACCGAGTCACTTGGTATAACCGATTCTGCGCAGCGGACGGCAGTTTTGACGCGGATAATTACGGAAGCCGTTGGAGTTACAGACACGATTTCAAAGGGCGAAGAAAAAACAATTGCAGATTCCATCGGAGTTAGCGATTCAGTGGCCAGGCTGGCGGCCTTCCTTCGAACGCTGTCAGATTCGGAAGGTATTACAGACAGTGCGGCGGGCGCGTGGGCGGCGATAAGAATCATAGCGGATTCGCTTGGCCTTACCGATGAAATAACTGTTGAGGGAATTGGCAACATAATCAGGGTGATTAACGATGCTATCGGAATAATTGACAGCACATCCAGAGTTTGCGATGTTCTGCGTGTAATAGCTAATAGTATAGGTGTATCGGACTCAATATCGAAGGTCTTTGCCGTCAGCCGGATAATCTCAGACAGTGAGGGCATTACGGATGGTGTTGCTCTTGGCAGAATGATAACCGTATCAGACACGTTGGGAATTACCGATTCAGTGACACGGCTGATAAATTATCTAAGAACGCAGAATGACGATCTTGGAATTCTCGATGCGATTGCAAAGGTTTCGGTAGCCATAAGAACGATAGACGATAATCTCGGAATTTCAGATGAGGCAATTGAAAGTTTGGGCGGATTAGTAAAGGCCGCCTGGGCGTTTATGCTCTTGAAAAAACATAAATAATAATTAGACACAGATTAAATATTTAAAACAGTGTAATCAGTGAAATCTGTGTCTGAGAAATAAAATGAATAGTGAGCAAACAAAAACGACAGAAGAAAGAGACAAAGCCATTCATCAGGCCGGCAGAAGGCTTGCCGAGGTAATGTCCGATTTTTATGGCAAAATTACCCTGAATTTGCAGGGTGGAAAATACGTCAACGCAAATATCGAAGAAAGCCTTAAACCGATAATCTCGAAAGGTGAAATCAATGAGAATGAAAATTAAAGAATTTGTAAAGGGTTTGCGGGCGGCTTCGTCTGCTATGCACGTAGATTCTATAAATATTAAGAGACATAAAACTGAAGCGGGCGATAAATCAATGGATAA